CCGCTTCCCGTTTCGTCGCTAATTACACCGGCAAGTTCTGCCGAAGTTGTGGCTGCTAAAGCCGAAAGTTTGTCCGTCGTTACCACCAAGGTCTTGGAGGCCGGAATCGTTGTTCCGTTAAGCGTGGTGGTGCTAGAGGACGAAAGACTCGTAAAAGCCCCCGTAGATGGGTTTGCTGCCCCAATAGCCGTGTTTGTAATGCCAACAGCGGAATAGTCGGTGCTAACCCCCACTACGGCTCCTGTGCGCCCGAACACGCTAGAAACAGCGTCCGTCAAATCTACCTTTTCCCAAGCCGTGCCGTTGCTGATAATCCAGTCGCCCACTGCAAAGCTAATGCTAAACTGCGTTCCATCCGCACTCACTACATAGTAATCACCCTTAGACAGAGCGTCGGGAGGATTTACCAATCCCGGGGTGTTAGTAGCCGCGTTCCACGTCCCTTTGTAATTAACCTGACCAGCGGTTAATAGTGGCGGTGAATAGTTTACAATTTGGTCGAAAAGTCCGGACATAATTAAAGATAGTTGAGTTCGCTAATCGTAAAAACGCCAGCACCACTAATCGCAATTACCTTGGTAGATTCAGCCCATTTACGGCTCCAAATACCGCTATTGCCGTCTTTAATGATATGGCCATTTGAGGTGGTTGGAGGACTGCCATCAATGGACATACGCATATCGGCACCTGCCAGCGTCCAATAGACATGGGTTGTATCCACATTAAGAGCAATGGACTCAATAAAGTCTTTCGCGGTGGAAGTTACTGTCAGATTGCGACGAAGAACATTCTGAACAGGAATCACCTGCATAGGACCGTTTACTACGCGAGAATTAGCCATGTTAGTTGGTGAATTGACTGATGGTTACTACTGCCGAAGAACCCGTGTGTCGAAGGAGTTTAGCGGAAAGCACAGCATCCTTGCTCCAGAAAGCATACCAATTTGCTGGTAGAACATGACCGTTGGAGGTCGTAGGCGTGCTGCCATCAAACGTAACAACAACCGGGTGACTATGCACCGTTACGAAGAACGCATTGGTCTTGTAGTCAAAATTGGTTGAATCAAATTGAACTGCTGTGTCCGCTACGGTGAGATTTTGGCTAGGAGCCGTGCCGTTAGGTTTGGGATAGAGATTTACTACGAAGCTATTCATCGGCGGAAGGAGCGGGAATTATGGGTTGAGATGCGGTGGCCTATCATACCAGTGGCACGAGAAACGTCAGTCTTTTGCAATTGATCGTCAAGGATGCCTTTGGCAATGTTTTCTTCTAAAACGGCTTTTTCATTTTGGCCATCTTGCCGCAAGAAATCGGCAAAGCTAGCATGAGCAAGGTAGTTAAACCACTCACCGGGAATGTTAGTGCTAGCTGAAGTGTAGGGAGCGTCAGCTACCTTCTTGTAGGTAACATAGGTGTTGGTAGAGGGGGCGGTGTCGCCCACCAAATAGGCACCTTCGTAGGTGACGTAATACTCCAGCTCTGGGGCTGAATAGAGATAGAACGGCTGATAGGTTTTGTGAATGCGTAGAAACGTATCAATCGTGCTTTTACCCGCCTGAGTGAATGGGACAATGTTTGTGCTTAGGGAGGCGGTGCCTGTTCCAGAACCCGTGCCGGTAGCCGTAAATACAACCCCTACCGTGTTGGAAGCTGCCCCAATGGACACAAAGTTGGTAGTGCCCACCGTAAGAATGGTGTAGGTGTTACCCGCTTCAATAGCAGCAGCCGTAACGGTTGGCGTGCTCAACGTGCGCTTTTCACCCACGACTAGGTAGCGCGGCCAATAGTCGGTGGCTTCGTAGGCAGCATTTGCCCTACGGTTAACCAAGCTATTCATAAACGTAAGCTCAGTATCCGTAAAATCACTTACGCCAGCCAAAGCCTTTATCCTGAGCAACAAGTCGCTGTATGTGCCGTCGGCCATTAGATTTTATTGGGACTGAGATGGGGGAAACGCTTCTGGAAGTCTTTAATGAAGCCGCGATCTCGCATAGCTTCTGCACCATACTTGTTTCTCATGTTAAACCACTCCCAAGCTGGAGTTACGGCAACACAACGTAGGCTGTTGAAACCCTGTCCTTCTCCTTGGGCCTTCTTTACCTTTTCAGCGTGCTTAGCGCAAATGCTTTCACGCTCATTTTCCCACGCTTCTTTTAGTTTCACCCCGTATCGGAGTTCGTTGAACAACGCACGGTTGGCTTCACTATTTGAGCTTCGTGGTAATTGGGTGATGATGTCCATAAAAAAGGCTTGCATGGATAATACCATACAAGCCTTGAAGCTACTCTAACTATTTATTACGCGACAGCCGTAATCTTGCCGTGAGCCAATGGCGAATAAACCTGAAGCGTGAGGGCCGCGTCAATGAAGCCGCGTTCGCCACCGCCTTGATTTGGAAGCCGGGTGCTACCGATGCTCATCAGTTCAGCAATACCAACGTAGTCGGGATTGATGAGATAGCCATACGAGGTAGATGGCATACAAGCAGGATTGCCGTTGATGACGGTGATGATGCCGAAATCGCTATCGTAGGTGTTCACCGAGAGGGTGATTTCCTTGTCGGTAGCCATTTGATTGACGTGGAACACGTTCTCGCTGGAGTTGCCGTCCGAACGGGCAAAGCCAGAGATGGTGCGACGCAGGGTCGTGCCAGCAACGAGCGTGAGTGCGTCAACCGTCCCCGTCTTGTTGAAGATGGAGGCAACAAGGCCGTTGAAAGCCGACTCCGTGAGGGTGCCGGTAGCGTGGATAGACGCAGCAGGGGTGCGATAGTCCGATGGGACATCAGCCGGACCTGCGCTGTCGAGCCAGTCGCCAAGACCACGCAGAGCGTAGGCCGTGGTGCTGCCGTCTTCTACTGCACGATCTTGAGTGCCAGCAACGGTGGCCTCGATGTCGCGCTTCATCTCGCGGATGGCTTTTGCCTCTGCTTCAGCAATTTTAGCTGGGCCAACCGACTCAACAGCGTCCTGAAGTTGGGACACCATGTAGTTCTTTTGGAACAACTGGATGTAATTGCCGAGACGGGCGCGGCCAGAGAACTTGTCCGCGAAGGACGAAATGTCCTGACCCTCGCGCACACCAGCAATAACTGGAGCAGCAAGAGAGTCAACGGTCCACTCATTGTAGGTGGCGGTGGCTTTGCTCTTTTTGGCAAGAGAAGTAATTGGCGTCTCCTCGGGGGCGAGGATCGTCAGAACGTCCGTGAGGTCTTCGCGGTTAGAAACAGCGGAGCCCGGATTGGTGGTCGAATAGGTATTTGAAAAGGCCATGAATTTTAAGTTTTAGAATGTTGAAGAGCACGAAGTTTTGCGAAGTCCTTGTAACTAGACGATTTTCCAAATCGTTCACTAAGGTCTTTCAAAGCCTTGCTCTGACGAGCTTCAGGCTTCAGGGAGTCGGCGGACTGGTTAATAATTGGGCTGTTCGGGGACAGTTTAACGGATGGTTTAGTATCCACTGACCGCCGAGCATACAAACTATTAGCCGCATGAGCCAAGAGATACGGGATTTGTGGAGCCAAATCAGGCAGGGATTTCTCCAAGCCCTTCAGACGCTCATCACTCATCATTGCCTCGTATTGCTTACGGATGTCGTTGTCCTCGCCTTGCATCCAAGGTAGTTCCGCTTTGGAACGATCAACTAGGACTTGGCGCAAGACTGTGCGATCTTGGGCCAGTTTAATTTCCTTATGTTGTGCCGGTAGGTAAGTGTCCCGCGCTTTGCGAGCTTTCCTTGCAGCATCCTTGACATCGCGTTTCGTGTATTCCTTGCCATTGACGTTAGCTACAACGTCATCACCAGCAAGGTCTTCACTCTTATCAAGAAGGTCTTCGGCCCAATCAATCACCTCGTTTACCTCTGTGAACTTTGTTTGTAATTCTTCAGGGGTGGCAACGGTGGCGTATGGGTTGTTTTCCACTTTAGCTTCTAGTGGACCTTCTTCGCGACGAGCGATTTCAGCTTGGAGCTGTGCCAACTGCTCTTCAGCAATACGTCGCTTGGCGGTGAGTTCACCGAACCTTGCGACAGCTTTGCTGCCGAGTTTTGACGCAAGCTCTTTAAGCTCCGCTTCACTCATGTTTTCCATCTCAACGTCCTTAGAAAGAACTTTTGCTTCCTCTTGAGCGTTCGACTCCGCAACCTCCTGCTCAGGCTCTTTTGGCTGTTCAGTGGGTTCCGTAGCTTCTGGCTCAGGAATTGGCTTCTCCGCAATGGGTGGTGGCGGGGGCGGATTTTGCGCCTTTGCTGCCTCCATTTTGGCTTTATATCTCTGAGCAACAAAGTTGCTCGGTGATATGTTGGACATCACTGGTTTTTGGGCGGCTCCAGCGTTAGCCGTTTGGACTTCAGTAGGCATTGTTGTTTCTTAGCCTTTACGCCGCTAAGGGTTGCGAGCCCCCATTTTAGCACCACGCAGAAATTCTACTGTCTCTTTACTCGTTTAGCCGACAACACCAAGTAGTTACAGGTAGAAAGAATTTCATCCAAAGCTTGGATGCGCCCACTAATTTCACGGATGCGTCCCTCATTGGCGCGGTGAAGTTGGGCAATGGCGGCTTCGCGCCCTGCGGCTACATAGTCTAGGAAGTCTAAGAACTGTTCCTTCTCGGAAAGGTAGTCGAGTTGCTGTTGAAGAGGATGGCGGGAGGTTCCGAATAACTTCATAGAGTTTGCATACCCTGAGTGGTCATTTCTCCCATTTGGGCGGGAGCGGTGCCTAGTTTACCAATTTGAGCGTTCTGCATCTGCTGCAAGGCAAACTGATATTGGTTGGCATACTTCTCAAGTCTAGCCCTAAATGACTCGTCTTGCTGCAAGCGTTGTGCAACGTCAGGCTGTTGAGTGTATTGCTGGAGCACTTGCATTGCAATTTGCGCCCCATTAGGCCGTGCGCCCACTTCAATGCCAGCGTAAATCTTGGACAAGTCTTCCGTTACCATTTTAACCACTTGCTCTTGTGCTTGCTCGGCTGGTTGCAAGATAGCGTCCGCCATCACTGGGTCAATGGCTGCGGCCATAGATTCCAAGAGAGCATCCGAATTGATGCGGCCATTCTTGTCCAACTGAAGCAAACTAACAAACTGTTGCATACGAGCTTCCTGCGTGTCTGGGTCGTTGTTCAGAATATCGAAGCTCACCGTAACATCGAAGTCCTCGTCTGGGTTGCCCTTGTTAAACTTCATGGGATCGGCCACTCCCGTTACGCGGAAGAACACTTCATCTGGGCCAAATCGCTGATAGCATTTGAACGCCATCTTCAGAACGTCACGAGCGTGATTGAGGAACTTAGAAACAAAGAACTGCTGGCGGATGGACGTGAGCGGATTGTTGGGGTTGAGACCAACCAAGTCGTCTGCCGCAACAAGCATCGTTCTCTCCATCTCAACACTGCCGGGGTTGTATTGCGGCACGGGGCCAAACGAAAACTCTCCTGCTCTACGATAGGGAACATAGCGACCGGGACCCCAATCCGAAGGCGGATTGCCCACGGGATGCATGATGGGTGGCAAGGTAGCCAAACTGTTCCGGTCCGTGCGGCTGTCGCGCTCAGTCTTTACGCTGTCCTGATAGCCGCGAAGTATCTCGGGGAACGTCTGGATGTCATACATCCGCTTAGAGTCGTTGCTGAGACGGGTAACAACGAAT